TTCCACTGTATCCTGTTGTATCATTAAGTTCAAAAACCACATCAGTTAAATCATCATTTATCATACTTTCTACACCCTTATCAGAATGAGTTCTTATTAAAGTTTGAATTAAAGAGGTTGCAGTGCTATCACAATCTGCAGCATTTCCAGTTCCACCAGCACCAAAATATGATGTTTCAATGTCCATCAAATTTTTATTATTTAAATTGGGAATAGTTATAGAACCATCATAGTTTGGAAAAGAACCACCAAAATCACTAGTAGCACTTTCATTATAAGAATCTCCAATTGATTTTGCTAAAAGTGGATAATCTTTTGCTGCTACAGTGCCACCATTGCATAAAATCCACCCTTCTGGTATATCAGATAGTCCACCAGTCCATGGCATAATAGTTCCCATGGCAGCAGCTTTTGCAGTTTTTAATGACTGATAAAAAGCCATTCATCAAACCTCCATTAGATACCAACCAACTTTAGATGTTGGTGTAGCTGTATTATTATCTAGGTCAGATGCAGCAGCATAAACTAAAGTAAATGCAGCTCTTGGCGTTTGGACAACTAATTCACCAGCATTAGTGGTATATCCAGCAAGACTTTCAGTAACTCCAGTCAATAGTTCACTTCCAGTATTTGTATTATCTCCCTGAACAACTGTGTTATCAGGGGCACGAACAATCAAAGTAACAGTATTTGAAAGATTTCCGCCAATGTCAATAATGTGAATACTATCTCCCATTTGAGCATTTGATGGAAGTTTCACAAGAGTATTTGCAGATGTATCAATAAAGTATCCATGATTTGGTAGTGCAGTAAATCCAGATGCATTACTATATACCCACTTTCTACCACCGCTACTGCTGAAGAAGTTATCAACACCAGCAATCTTAACAGAACCATTATTTGAAACTTTAAAGATTTCATCACCATCGATATTATCGATTGCAAACTCAGAATCTTTAGCAGTTCTTCCAGCACCATCTTGGAAGTTAAGTTTCAATCCACCATCAGCTTCAATAGAACCACCAAACTCACTAAGTCCAGTTCCTAGAGCAGATAGTTTTCCATATGTAGTAAGGTCACCAGAAGAGTTTACAAGTTTGAATACCTGCGTTGTTCCATCATCTTTATAAACATCAATATTACCACCATTAATAACTAGGTTTCCTGTTGTGCTATCAACTTCAAACGTAGTATTAGTTCCATCAGTTATTGTTAGTTTTTGACTACCAGCAACAACAGAACCATTTAAGGTTATTGAGTTTTCTACCGTAAGTTCACCTGCAATATTTGTATCTCCAGTAGCACTAGCAACAGTAAACTTATTATATCCAGCGCCAACAGAAAGACTTCCCAGTGCTTTAACATTTCCTGTAGTTGATTCTACAACAAATGTTTTGACTTCTGGGTTTGCTTCGCCTGTTGTAATAATTAGTGATTGAATATCCGTAGAAATAAGCTCTTCTACTGATAGTATTTCACTATTATCAATATAAAGGTAATCAGAAGTTGTTAATACTCCACCAAACTCAGCAATACCAATTCTAATATCAGCATTAGTATTTGGCATACCAGCACTGGGAGTATCAAGTTCGCCATCTTCATCTATATCAATGCCAGTTAGGAAACTAGCATTTGGTTGTCTGTCAATCTTAGCAATTACAGTATCTTCTGGGTGGTTTGTTTGTTGAGTAGTTCCAAACTGTGCTCTATTAACCTCAAGTGCATATCCACCATCAGCATCTGGGTCTGTTAGATTAATAATTCCAACTACCCTAACAAGTTCAGAATATTGTTGGTCACGAAGACCAGTAGTATATCCAGGTTGACCAGAAATACCAATAGTATCTGGACTACTTGCATTTCCTCTATCTAAAAGAAGCAAATCATCTACGGCAAAATCTGTTACTGCAGATGTGCTAATTGGTAGAACATAATTTGCTCCAGGAACAGTAACATCAGTAATTGTAAACTCATAATCAGGGGCACCACCGCCACCAAGAGCAGAATCAAGAACCTTCAAAGTTTCTGATTCCGCATATCCAGAACCACGTTCAACAATATCAGTAATTGTAACACCACCATTACCATCAACTGTTATATTAAGAAGAAGTCCAGTTCCAGAACCAGCGGCACCAGTATATACAGCAGAAACATTTAAATAAGTTCCAGCACTTCTATTAGGATCGTCCGCTGTTGTGCTAGTTACAGCAACTACGCCGCCACCAGCAATTTTAAATGACTCTCCTCCCCAAACACCTTGTCCACCAGTATTAATAGACCTTCCAGTAGAAATGTATTTAAATACATCAATATTTTGATTAGCAAGACTTCCAATGGAATGCGAACCCAATGTGCTGGAGAATCTTTCACGTTTTACTTTAACAATACCAGCGTTAAGACCGCCAATTAATTTAATATTAGAATCAACGTTCAATGCAGATTGAACTCTAAGAGCATTTCTAATAGTAGTAAATCCACCAAGTCCACCAAGTTTCAAATCAGGACAAGAAGTTGCAAGAGAAACATGCGTATTGATGTCACTGGAGAACATTTCAATTTCCCCAACTCTTGTTCTTATTCTTGCGGGATTTCCAGTGCTTCCCTCAGAATAATAATTGCCAATAGTTAGTTCGCCATCAAAAATAACATTTTTAGTTCTAAATTTAATTTGACTGTCCTCAGTACGACGAGCAGAAAAAGCACCACCAATTTCAATATTACAACTATTTGTTTCAGAATCTGGTACTGTAGCGATTTTTACTTCTGCTCTGGTAGAAGCATTATGAATTAAAAGTTTAGACCTAGTAGTTGCAGCAGAACCAATGTATACATCTTGAGTATCCGCTTTTGTTCCGATTTCTAATACTTGTCCACCAGTATTTTCAGAAAATGCTTTTACAAGTTGTGCATCACCAGCAAAGTTCAAATTCTTTACATTATCTTGTATTAAATTGAATGTTTCGGCAGTACTATTAATGTCGCCACCATCAACACTTAAATCTTCTTCTGCAAGAATATTTCCAGTAAATCTAGAATCTCCAATAACAACAAAGTTTCTATCAAGACCTAATGTAGGACTTCCTAACTTTGTATTAACACCAACTCTACCACCAGTTACGTAAGTAGAACCTTGGTCACCAGATGCAAGGTCTGTTGTAGAAACTCTTAAAGTGGCGTCATCATTTGGTGTGTCACTATCACCACCAACAATTAGAGCATTATCTTGATCGGTTTCTGTTTTAGTAATTCCAGATTCAGTAAGATAAGAAAGTATTTTCTTACCACTAATGAATGTATTACCAACAACATCTAGGTTCGCTCTTGGTTCTGTAGCACTACTCACAAAAGCTGTTAGATAATCTGCATGAATAGTTCTAGCAACAGTATTAATACCAACTTTGTATTCACCAATACTTTGAGTATCAGTTCTTATTGCTTCAGCACCAAGAACACCAACTTCTTTCCATACAGAGTTTCCAATTTCTAATAGATTTGTAGTTCCCCATGTAAAGGTATTTGCTGGAACTGTTGTTCCAATTTCAAACGCAACTTCGGTATCAGTAGAATCAAAAGAATCTGCATAAACATCCCAAGTTCCATTAATAGCAGCAACAGAGAATCCAGAAATTCTTATCTTTGAAGACTCATTTACACCAACAGCAGCATTAGTAGCAGTTCCTGCCCACTTAATAACAATCTTATTTGTTCCATCAGTTACAATTTCATCTACAGCAGTGCTTTCATTTGTAAATGTGCTAGCAAAAATCCATCCAAGTGAGCCAGAACCACCAACATCGGAACCTTTTAATAAAACATCACCAGGACTTGGAGCAGAACTTCCATAAGAAACTAACTGAGCAGCACCGAATCTAGATGAAGCATTATCTTGTGCATTAGCTTTAGAATTTTGATTTGGTGTAATATTTGATGGTTTTCCAGCTGCGAAGTGAGTTCTGAAAGTATAACCTTGACCAAACAAACCAACTTCACTTCTTGGTGTTATTTGATAAACAGCAGCATTAATTCTGTTTTTACCGATTTTAATATCACCGTCTTCAAATGGTCTGAACTTAGACCTATCAAGAGTTCCATCTTCTCCTGCAGTTGCATCAACTCTGCTGGAAATTCTTAATGGAGTTCCTTCATCTGGTGCAGTATTAATGAAAACTGGGTCATTAAATGTTGCTTCACCGTTGACGGTAATCTTATCATTAAATGTTGCTGGGTTATCAAATGTTGTTACAAGAGCGCTACCCAAATCGTCATTTTCATCAGAAGAATCTAGAAGAACTGCTCTTTCTAGGAATGTTTCCTCACCTGTAATAGCATTAATCTTACGATTACCAATATAAAGGTCACCGTTAGAGTTCAGACCAGTGTAGAATACAATACCACCATCTTCTTTCTTAGATTGAGCATAAAAATCTTGAAGTTCTGAAAGAATAACCTCTTGGCGAAGTGGGAAACCAGTTGAGTAGTTACCAGGACCGAATCCAAGATATTCAAACGTGTGGTTACCAGAACGAGCAATAGAAGGACGACGTAGTTCTACGTATACTTTATCTTCTAATGGATATACAGTATCACCTTTAATAGGAATCAATCTATCTTCAGAACCAGAAGTTGCATTACCTTGCTGTGCTCTGATTCTATTATCAATGTTATTAGTATTTGTATACTCAGCACCTTCAAATGCTGGAGTTTCAAGCAAATCTAGAATGACTTCTTTTGTTTCGCTGTTCTTGGCATCATTTGTTCTTACCAATCCATGAACATAGTTATCAGCAGCACAAACAGTCGCTGGGGGGTCATTATTTTCTATATCTAACTGCTTATACCACAGTGGGTCGTTTTTGTAGTTTAGCGGATATAATTGAGAGATTGGTTGAGAGAACTTAAAATTCCTAAAGTTAGTTCCAACACCAGCACCAGTTGGATATGGAGAAATGTTTCCTCTAACACATGAGAGATAGTAAATACCATCTTGTTGTTTTGGAATTCTTTCCTGAATCTCATCAATATCAAAGATATAGAAAGTATCTTCAATTTCTCCAGCATCTTCTACACTAGAAATAATATAAACATTATTTGCATCATCAGTAATCTCATCTCCAGGAACTAATGTATATGCATTAGCACCAGCAACTCGGTAAAGATAATCTTGACGATTTGACTTGCTCTTTCCATCTGGATCACCAACACTATCAGGTGCTGCTTTTAGTAATGTAAATGTTGCCCCTTGTTCAAACTTTGTCTGAATAAGTGGATTATATTCAATAGTTCCAGTAATTCTCTTTAGAATTAAGAAATATCTAGTGCCATAAGAAAGGAAAGCATGGGCATATGCAGTTCCAGAGCAATTTCCACTCCAACTTACTTCACTAGTAACATCAAATGTGAAATCTTTTGTTGTGAAAGAACCACCTTGAGGACCTTCAATCTCTACTACAGTTAGATTTTCATTTCTAATTTGTTGATTGGTAATACCATAATCAAAAACAATCATTTCTAGATTGTCATCATCATTTTTCTTAGCAGATTGAATATCAAACGCAATTCTACTCTTAGTTTGATTACTAGAAACTGTTTTTGGCGAGAAGTATGGGTCGTATGATGGAACAATATTAAGTCCATCGTATTCAGACTTAGTAAGTCCTAGTTGTTCATTTGCTTGGTCTGGATTATAGAAGATGGCAGTATCTGGTGTCTGGTCATCTTTTGGAACTAAGACAATTTTTTGTGGTAAAAGTCTTCTAGTATCATCAGTTCTTAGTTTGACAACAAATCCATTTAGAGGGTCTCTTACTGTCTCAAGATACTGTGGAATAACATAACGTAATCTGTATACCCTATCTTTTGGTTCTCTGTTGTCAATAACTCTTTCAAACCAAGTATCATTTGTTCTGATTTTTCCACTATCATCATCATAATCACCAATAGGATTCTGTAGTCTGCTGATGATATTTTCAGTGTTTGTTGCGGTATCATCAACTACTTGCAAATACCACAAACCGCTGTCATTATCAGTGCTTGTTTTCGTAGCATCAAATCTTAGAGGACTGTTTCTCTTGTCCGCAAAAACATAGAAATTATTTCCAGTTCCAGAAACAAAGTTTAATGCTCTAATATTTGATACAGCATCAGTAAATGATTCGTGAACAGTGAACTTATTACTATCAACATATCTCGCATAGAAATAAGTGTTAGTATCAACAGTTCCAGCAGAAGTTTGAGGTAATGAATTAGTATCTCCTCTAAAGAAAATTCTGTGTGGAGTAACTCCAGAAGCAGGAACATCAAAAATATGAGCAACACTTGTAGTAACTTCTGTTCCTGAAGCATTACAAATATACTCGTGTAAGTCATAAGAATCATCAAGAACAAACTTTTGAATTTGAATCTCTACATCTGGGTCAATAGAATCTGTTTCTGGCGAGTAGATGTAAATACCAGCAGCAGCGTTTTCTTTACTGCTTGCAAGCATGAACTTGGTTTGGTCAGAACCATCAAATACGCTATTTTCACTATAATCTTCTGGATATGTCTTTCTTCCAGGAGCAATTACATAATATTTCTGATTTGTCTCAAATCCATCTGGTAGTCTAATAACTCTCTTATCAGGATTCGTTCCATCTTTTGCTTTTGGAACTAATCTAAGTGGTGTTCCAGTTTCAAAGTCATGTGGATTACCACCAGCAATAGTAAATACAGTTGCTCTTGAAGCAAGATTTTCAACATCAAGTTCTGGTTCTACTCTAGTAACCCCATTTCCAGTCAATCCAGTAGAAAGAATAACATTAATATCATCAAAATAATCACTAATAATTCCTGCTACATCATCACATTCAAGATACTGGATACCCAGAATGTGATGATGTAGCAGGAATTATTAGTGATTATTTTGATGATATTAATGTTATTC